TACCCAATATTGGGTAGTGGGTATTTTATCCTAATTTTCTTCTTTTATGTATACTTTTATCATCTTATGAACAGAAGCTACAAGGGATACAAAGTATTTACGGCACATAGATAAATAAATATTATATACTTTTACAGAGTTTACATAAACCCAGTTAAAATATCTATGATAATCACCTAAACCTTCTGCAGAAGATTTTTCTATCATTGTTTTCGCACTATTTAATAATTTATTAAATATACCGTCTGCTTTGCTAGAGTCTTTAAGAGTTTTAGCAGCATCATTAAAACCTTTAATAGAATCTACAGGGAATGATACTATTTTAGCATCAGCTTTATTAGTGAACTCACCGATATCTTGTTTTATTTTATCTTTAAATTCTATAACTATATCCCGTTCCATATTCTTCTTCATTGAATCACGAGAAATCGATGGGCTATCAATTTCGTCGGTTAGGAAAGATATTAATAAATCTTTCATTTTGCTAACAAAATCTTTTAATGAGACTACAGTATTTCCTTTTACTACATAAGTGCTTAAGTATCTATTAATAGCATTATTACTACCAACTTTAGCATTATCACCAGGTTTGAATACCTTTTGGAAATCCCCTAATATGCTTTTATTTTGTTTAACAAATGAATTGATATTTTTGTCACAGAATTTAATAATTTGTGTATTTACATATGCTAAGAATTTACTCCATTTTACTTTTAATTTAGTAATGAAATCATTGATCATAATCTTAGCTTTTTCCATAGTATCTTCACGGAAAGAGTCCAATTCAATAGATTCAGTAAGGATCAATTCTTGTTCTTTAATATCGAAATGAGCCAATGCTTCATCTATTGATAAAAGATCTTCGTAGGATTCGCAAATGGAATCTACAAGATCAAATTGTTCGAGTCCCATATCAGTGGACTCGTTTATAGTTTTAGTAATAAACATAGTTTACTCCTTATCATAATATTTATTTTAAGTATAACTAGGGATGAATTAGTTATACTTTATTTATTATTCTTTGTCTCTATTATCTTCGTAGATTTTAATTATAGAAGATGCACTAATTAGACATGTCATAAAGTATCTACGACACATAGATAAGAAAGCATTTACCATTTTAGTAAATTGAATATATCTCCAAGTTAATGTTCTATATAAAGTATTAGAAGCCTTACCAGCAGCCGTCATACGTTTTAGTGTATCTTCTGTTTTATCGAAAATACCACTTTTACCGACAACTTTCTCCATAAGATCCATACCTGTTTCAAAGTCATTAAATGCTGCTATTGGGAATATGAATGCTTTATTATTATCAGTGGTAATAGTTTCAAATTTACCGACTTCTTTTTCTACTTTATCTTTATATATTTTGACAATATCTATTTTAGGTGGCTCTACATTTGAATCGATATTATAGATGCCTAGTTCGCCGCTATCTAAAATATCATACAATACATCAGATGCACCATCAATAAATTCATTTAAAGAAACAACTTTATTATTTTTTACTACAGCTTTATGTAAATATCTACTAGCATAGTTAGCCTTACCACTAGGAGTCTTATTTGTTTCTTTAAACCATGCTAATGCTTTATTAAATTTATCTTTATTCTTAGATAAATATTTTTCTAATTGATTTTTAAATAAATTGATAATTTGTTTATTTACCCATTTCATAAATGCTTGGTAACGAATTTTCAATTTATTAATAAAGTTTTCAAGCATTTCTTTAGCTTTATCCATAGCATCTTCACGGAATGTGTCAAGTTCTACAGATTCAGTATGGATTAGTTCTTGTTCTTTGATATCTAGATGTGCTAGAGTATCGTTTATTTGAATAAGATCTTCGTATGATTCACAAATGGAATCGATAAGATCGAATTGTTCTTCAACAGATTCGTTCATTGTTTTAGTGATAAACATATCTTACTCCTTTTCGGAAATTATTTATTTTAATTGAGATAACTAGGGGATGAATTAGCTATACTTAATAAATTGTTTTTTTTGTAGATTCTCATTCCTACGTATTTTATGAGCTTTTATCCCCATAACACTTATATAAATTTCATTTACTTTTGTTTTAAAGGAGGGTTCTATAAGTGAAACCTATTTTTACACAAGAACAAGCCTGCAATATTCTTAATGGTAATTATACTCGTTTAAATACAGATAAAGAATGTACAATTTCCAAAGCAATGTTTGCTGAAGCTGTAGAAAATATGGAAATCCCTGCTGATGTATCCAATGGTAATGATTTGGTTGCTGCTGTTTTGAATAAAGCAGCTAGAACTGAAGAAGCTATCTCCAAGAATATTTTATATTCTGGTTTGAAAGCAAATTCCACTAATACAACTTGGGCTCCATTTAATGGTTATAGCTATACTAACTTGAACGATAATAAAACTCCAAATTTAGATAGCCTTAACGATGTTTTAGAAAAACTAGATTCTAGTATTTTCTCTGGTGTATCTGGTACTAGTACTACATACACTGTATCTAGTGACGAAGCAGTTAAAACTTTACATAAGACTTTTATTGAAACTCTTAAAACTATTGGTGATCAAGAAGAACTTATTTATGATAATATCTTCTCTAAAACTAATAAGAATGATGAAGATCAAGAGTCTTTAGGTATTAAAGCTTATACTTACTTCCGTGGCGGTAGTGCTATTGTTCGTGCTACCATCGATCCTGAAAAGAATGGTAAACTATATCAAGATATTAAAGATGATGTACCTAATATCGTAAATGCTTATAGTACACCATTCCGTAAAGCCGTAGCAGCTTTCCAATCTATTACTAATAAACTTAATAGAGAAGCTGTAGCTCCTACACAACAACAAGCAGACCAACTTAAATATGCTGCAGAAAAACTTTCTAAAGCTATTGCTTGTTATGTATCTTGCTACTTATCTAAAGCTAACGTAGTATACGCTGCTAAAGCAGATGCTATTGCTGAATTCTTAAATGCTAAAGATGCTTATGCTCTAGCAGATCAAAATATCACAGAAAAACCAGAACCAATGGACAAAGATTCTATCTTCGAATCTTTTGATTTTGATGATGAATTTGGTATTGGTATGATGGATGACGAAGAAGAACCTATCTATGCTTTAGAATCTTCTGCTATCGAATGTGAGTATGAATACTTGACTAAAGAATTATTACTTCAAGAAGCAGTAGATAAATTCTATGCTACATACTTCGATGATACTAAATTAGTATACAAAGAAGATATGCAACAAATGGCACAACAAGCTGCTAATAAATTCAAACAAGCATACAATGATAAAGGTAACTTGGCTACTCGTTTCCGTAAAATCTGGGCTCAATTTGAACAATTCTTACAAAATATCTTTTCCAAGTTCAAAACTTCTATGGAAACTCGCATTAAAGATATGCAAGCATACATTGCTCAAAACGAACAAGCTATCCGTACCAATGGTCAAAACTCTAATGCTATTGCAACCTTCGGTGACTATAAACAAGGTTTGAAAAATATCCAAAACGTTACTTTACCTGATATTAATCAATTGGTTGCTAATGCAGAAAAAGGTACTATTGCTTCTGTAGAAGATATTCAAACTCAAGTCAAAGGTTTCAGTCACCCATTCACTCCAGGTGGTGATAATAACTTCACTGAGTTCTGTAAAATCCAATTCTATGGTACAACTAATGGTAAAGTTGATCATCCAGTTAAAAATATTGTTGGTGATGCTATTGAATTCTGTAAAGACTTCAAAGGTTATAGCGATTTGATTGATAAACAAACTAAAGACGTATCTGCAGTTGAAAAACTTATCAGTGATAAACTTGATAAATTAACTCAAGTCGATAAACAACAAGATTCTCAACAAGGTAATCAACAACAACAACCTACTCAAGGTCAATCACAACAAACTCAAAGTGCTCAACCTCAACAACAAGCACAACAACCTGCTCAACAACAAAGCCAACCACAACAAACATCTCAACACAACTCTGTTACTTATGATGATATCAAGAATTACATTCAATCTTATCTAGAAGCAGACCAAAAAGACGATGGTCCTGGTATGAGCATTAAAACTCCAGATGGTAAAGCTGTAACTTCTGGTGAAGGTAATGCAACTTCCGATCCAGAAAAGAAAGCTGCTAATGCTATTAGTACATTGGCTATCAATTACCAAAACGTAATGCGTTCTGTACATACAGCTAAAATTACTGCATATGAACGTATTTATTCTGATTACTCTAAACTATTAAAGAGCTTGGGTAATGGTGTTGAACAACCTCAAGATCAAAATGGTACACAACCAGTTCAAAACCAACAACCTCAACAACAACCTGCTCAATAAAAAAAAACGGAATAATAGGAGGTACCGAATATTCGGTACCTCCATATTCTTCGCAATTTATTCATCTCTTGTGATCTTGATAATAGGTTTATCAGGAGCATTAGTTGTAGGAGTATTTTCTTTTTTATCTTTAGGAGCTATACTTTCTATTTCATGGTCTACATATCCATTCAAATCAAATCCAGCTCGTCTACTGATATTATTTGCTTTATCAATAATACCAGATACTCTGCCAGAACTTCTATTAGCTTGGATATAACTGATAGCTTGTTGTTTAACAAAATCACTTGTAGGTCTATTAGAACCTTTGAAGTCATTATAATCTTTATCTATCTTAAGACTATAATTCATAAGTTCAGTTAAGTTATGTAACGGAATATTATTACCCATTTCTTTTTCTATAATAGATTTAGAAGAAGCAACAATATCTTTCCAATCACCTTTAACCAATTTCTTGAATGACTTTTCATTCGCAGTCTTTTGGTTAGATTCAACTTGAACTTTACTTAATTGGATTCTTGTATTAACAGCAAACTTACCACCATGACGAGTAAATATATCAACCTTACGATTCAAAATAAATACACCGTCTTTATTAGAATGAGCGTCATAGTTATGAACGATATATCTCTTATTAGGAGTAATAACTGTAGTATCTAACCCGTTCTTATTTAGAGTTAGACGTCTAGTATTATTCTCTATACGAGACTTAATGTTCTTAACCATATTGACGTTATCATTTTCAACCCTTACGATCATTGTACCAGATTTATGTCTCCCTTCGGAGATATCTAGGTACGCATTAAAGCTAGAGATGCCCAAACGTCCAATTTTGGACAAGTCTTTAACAGTGTTAATGTCTTTTTGAATATCATCGAGAGAGTCAATGGAGAAGTCCAGGGACTTTACAGAATTGACTATATCAGAGACAGAAGACTTCATTTGATCTAATGTCTTACGAGCAGTTGCACCGATACTACGGATATCTTCTAATAATCCAGAACGTAAATCTTTTACTTGACCAATGATATTAGACTTAAGATCTTTCTTAAATGAATCCATAGATTGAACCTTAGGTTCTACAGCTTCAACTGCTTCTTTTACTTGAGAATTCTTAGCTTTATATTCAGCTATTTCTTTATTAACTTTTTCTACAACTTCAGAGAACTCTTCGTTATAACCACGAACGTTACCAACTACTAAACCCAATGGGTCAAGTACACTACCAGAGCTTTCAGAAGCAATATAAGACTTAGAAATCTCATTGAAGATATTATTAATCTCTTGGTTGATATCAACTATCTTAGCTTGAGCTTCTACTTCTTTTTGTACTACAGTAGTTAGTTCTTTTTCTTGTTTAGCTATAGTCTCTTTAGTTTGGTCTAGCTCTTTCTTAGTAGCATCTATATTATCTGGTGCATTAATAGGAGATACACCACCTAATAAACCACTAAGTCCAGTTAGTTTACCCATAGCTTGAGTAAGAAGTTGTTTATTTTTACCAAATTCTTCAGGTACTTTAGGAATACTCTTCTTAGCTTCTTCAAGTTCTTTGAATTTCTTATCTAGTTTTTCTAGATACATCTTCTTATCTTTAGCCGATAATACGTACTGATTAGTAGCACTTTCGCTACCAGTATTTTCTGGTATAGCTTTAACTATATTGATACCTTTAGTAACTTCAGTTGTACACTTATCTGCTACAGACTGAGCTTGCATTGCACAATCTTTAAGTTTACATTCTTGATCATAAGTATCACTAGGAATACCAGCCATCTGTTTAGCTTTATCTACTATAGTAGACTTAATACTATTTACAGTCTTCTTAATCTTATTCATTGCTTCATTAACTTGGTCTAGCATAACAATAGTGTTATTCTTAGATGGGTCAAGAATTGTAGCAATTTGATTATAAAGCTTTGTTGTATTATTATCGATTCTATATACAGTATCTTTTACATTCAAAGTAGCCATATATAGTTTCTTTTCATCATCAAACATCAAGCCTTCAATCTCAGCAGTTTCATCGTCTATTGCTTTGATATCAAATAAAACATCAGTAGCAGGTTCAGATGATTTTTGTACTGGATTGCCAGATGTGGATTGAAGATAAATACAGCCAGGCTCTATATAGAAACGATAATCAGTGTTATAGAAAACAGCAGTATTATTAAAGAACTCTACTGTCTTATATAATGATTCCTGAGGTGGTACAATAAGCTGAGGTATTGGTTCATTATGGTCAAACTTTTCTACTAGTAAAGGAGTAGATTTAATGAATGACAATATAGCATTAAATGGATCTGTATTGATAAAGGTTGTATTATTAGTCTGCTTATTAGCCGTAATACATTCTTTAAACATAAGACCGATAGCAAAGGTTTCTAGTTTATCACTAGTATCTTTATTAAACCCAGCATAGTCAATATCCGTATTGTAGTTTATGTCCTTATCAATAAAGTAAGACATTTCACCACTGTATGGAGTAATAGCTTTACCCTTTTCAGCACCATCAGTACTATCTTTCTCTGCTTTCATTTTAGAAAGAGTCATTACGATAGTAGCTGTCTTAGCATGTTGTACCATCTTATCCATATCTTTCTTATCTATAGATAATCTGGCATACATAACTGGCATAAGGGCTTCTTCATAGTTATTATCCATGGATAGCATCACTATATTTTCTGGAGATATATCAAAAGTATCTACAGCACCTTTATCATCAGTATTTGTCCATTTCATACTTATATCATACTCATACTTCATCTAATCAAACCTCCTTTCATAAAAAAATAAAAAAAATAAAAGGGAAGCAAAGATGCTTCCCTTTATCAATTTGATGAACACAACTTCTGTGTCATCAAACCCAGGATCAAAAAGGTGAGTATTAATCATGGAATACATCACCTTCTTTTTCCTCCTCTTTTTTAGCTCTACGCTTTTCAGATGCTCGTTTATTCAATAAACGTTCAGCAAAAGACATAATGAGCATCGCTGCAAACCAAATTACAGCACCTAACACTAACGCTAGGACAAAGTACAAAAATGCATCACTCATACCAGCTTCAACACCGCTGTTGTAGTGTTTACCTGCCAATACCATGTCACCGTATTTGTAGAATAAGAAATGTGACATTTGGTAAATAGCTAAGAAAGATGCAATTAAAGTTTTAATAATAAAAGATGTTCTTGTTTTCATAATAAGATTCCTCCTAAGATAATAAATATAATATGAAATACTTCTTTCACTATTATATTATATCATTGTAATTTCGAAGTTTTACAAATCTTCTAAAATTATAGGATTATTCTTGAAATACTTATTATTTATCTCTTTAACTGCATCTGGATCTTGCTTACGTTTTAGATAATCATCTAGTTTAGATTCACTCATAGATTCATATACCAAGTATTGGTAGTTGATATCTATAGCCATGAATCTATCAACAAACTCTTGTTGTCCCATACTACATTTCTTTTTAGGATTAGCTAGATAGTAATCACAGAATCCATTATATAAAGCATTACAATCATGCTCTATACCAGATATTAGACCATTAATGATATCCAATGCTGTAGGTAGAGAAACTTTAGATTTAACACCTAACCGTTGAATACCATTTAATATCATAAGCATAGATATGAACTTAGGATTTATAGGGAATTCTGGGACAAACTTTCTGCTTTCATATAAGAATGCATTAAGACAAGTTATAGAATTATATGAATATGAATTATCTTCAGCAAACTTTCTTGATTGTCTAGCCACTACAACTTCTGGATTAGTACTAGGTAGTTGATACATGTAATGTGACGTCGATATTACTAAGTTAGCTGTCCTATCTCCACCAAAATAGTTATGATCTAGCATATGTTTGATCATAATAGTAGCATCTACAGAACCAGCTTTAAAGTAAATATCAGGAAGATATGGACAAAGAAGATGTAATAGACTCAAATTAGACTCTATCATCTTATTGTAGCTATCTCCCGCATCAGCAAAGCGTTTGTTATAATACTTATTATAACCAGCTAGTAATTTAGCTGACTTCTTATACATACCATTCGAAGCAACTAAGATAATCTTAGATTCTGTCTTATAGTATTTTCTAAAGAAGTTTCTTAAATGACCAGCATAGTTGATAACCATAGAACACGCAACGAAGAAGTCATTAATTCTGACAGGACCAGTTGGTGGAGTTAAGAATTGGTATAGGTCAATAAATATATTGACTTTATCTGCATTAGAATTAGCAAATTCTGTTTGAACTATTCTATCTAATGCTTTATAGGTAATAAACTTACCATGAAAGTACGATTCGATAGGAATCTGCTCTACTAATTTTACCATAATCTGTTACCATGGACCTTTCTTTCGCCAATGGTTTACTACTTTTTTGAGTATATTATCACATTCGTCACATATACCAGATAGGAACCATTGTGCTGGGCTATTTACAGTCTTACCGCAGTACCTACAACTATGAGGCAGCTTTTCAGCTTTCAGCATGCGATTGATACAGCTACGACAGAAAGGTGCTCTGTGTTCAGCTGGTCTTATAGCATCTTCACGATCACAAATAATACAACGGAAGTACCATAAGACTACTCTAGGTGGGATGACATTATCAATCACACAAGTTTCAAATGAGCACTTACCATTATTATCTATATACTTACATTTATAATCCCCTTTATGAGGACAATCAATGAATTGTATAAAAGGACCTTTGGTATCACCAGTGACTTCGGTTTGAGATTTGTCTTCTAGAGCCATCTAATCAGCTCCTTTCTATTAAAGACCACAAGCCTCTTTTGGGTCATAGAATTCTTCAGATGGTTTACCCTTTGGAGCTTTCTTACCAATAGAAGCTAAAGCATCGTCAAAATCTTCACGATCTTTGATCGCATTAATAATTTCATGAGTATGACCAAAACCTTTTTCAGCCATAACTCGTACTAAATTATGAGGACCTTCTTCAGTTAAGAAAGTAACACCTTTATTAGCACGTTCAGAATCGATGTCAATAATCCATCGACGGATTTCTAGTTTTTCTGCATTAGAACCCCATGCTAATTTACGAAGCATGATTACAGAATTACCTCGAGAATCAATAGGCTCATCAATATCGCCTACGGTATAAGAAAAATCCATTTCTTTTGCCATGTTTTCACCCCATAAAATAAAATGAAAAATAATATAAGAGTGGGAGATAGTCATATGACTATCTCCCCAACCTTATACTTCTAAATAATTAGAATTGTTTTGTGAAGCTTGGGCTAAACGCATCTACGTCTTGACCGTTTGTTACGTTGAAGTTAGCTTCAACGATAGCTTCGTTGATCTGCGTTATTTGGATAATATACGAGATGTTTGTTTGACCTACTAATGGGTAATTGTTGTTGCTTTCAGGACGAACAACGTTTACAGTGTAAAGGAATGTTTCACCTTTTTCGTTAGTACGACCATACATCTTTTGAAGGAATTTAGGCAAATCAACGATGATTGCTTTGTAAGCATGTGGTTCACCGCCGATTAAGGAATAGCCACCTTCAACAAAATCTTTGGAAGCGTTAGTCCAATTTACAGTACCATCTTGTTTGAAGTTGTAAATAGGATTGTTATTGCGGAAGTATACTGCAGGAATGATATCAGCCAATTTAGCTTGACCTTCATCAGTAAGTTCCAACAATTGACGGAAATCAGAAGTGGAGCGTTCAGTCATACGAGCAAACACACCTTTACCAATTTCTTTTTGTTTAGGAGTAACTACTAACTTAGTTTTACCTTCAACGCTTGGTTTGTTAGTCAAGATCAAAGTAGCTTTTAAGCCAGTCTTAGGATCTGGATAAACAGTACAAGCCACCACATCATCACTCACGCGGCGTAATGTTTGTGCAATAGATGCACCAAGATTGCGAGTAGTAGTATAGATGCTACCACTAGCAGCTTTGAATTCGATTGTATCGAATTCTAATGGGTCTACCTTTTTTGTTTCTGCTGTTGCTTTTTTGTCGGTAGTTTGTTTTTTGTCGAAGTTAGTTAATTCGACGTTTTCTAAAGTTGCCATGTTGAATACCTCCTGGCGTTAAAAATGGACCATGTATCACTGCCTGGTCCTACTGGCAGGTTCTAAAATTTGCTGAATCTATATTAGACTCATTACAATATAGTTCAGCGATAAATTAATTACGAATAGAGAAACGAATCTATGGGTTTAAGTGAACGATCAATAATGATGATGAATCACTTCTCTATTCAGTAATATATTATATGATTATAATATTTTTTAGTGAGCGAAGATTGTTTCTAATTCTTCCTCAGTAAATGCTTGATCAATTTGAGACGCTTCAAATATGAAATCACCTTTGAGATATTTAAATACGAATAACTTCTTCGTCTTAACATCTCTGATTAATTCATAATTATTTCTAATCTCTTTAAAGTTTACATCATACCAATACTCAGCACAATAAGTTTTTAGCAATCGGTATGAAATGATCATTTGAAGATCTTCTAAGCATTCTTGAGTCAATAATACTACATCTCTACTATAGTATCGTTCTATCTCTAATTCATACGGCATGATACCATTGATTTGATCTATAGATTGTAAGAACGATGCTAAATACTCTTCAAACGTATCTCTAAAGCATGCTTTAGATAATAGATTCAAATCTTTTCTGATTTGATTTGGAATCAATTCCAATACAGTTTCTATATTATCATCAATATAGAATGCAAACTTGGTATATAATCTATTGGTATCGGTAGGTAACATTTCGTCGATATCGTCATAAACCATTTGATTTGTACTTCTAGAAATTAGAATAGTATTGGTTATATCTACAGATGTTATATACCATTGGTCTTTTCTAACGTCATGGTATTTGAATACTAGATCATAATCATCTTTATTCTTACCAGTCCAGTAGATTTCCATATAACCAAATGGGATTAGAAGTTTATAATTATTTTTCAATTCTTTACGTTTAAGAACTTTCTGTTCTTTAGTAAAGTCTTCATCCATACCGATGAAGTCAAATAGTTCATTGCGAACACGATAGATATTTTCACTATCGTAATACTTTAATCCTAATAAAGTCGATTGCAATTATTATTTCCTCCTTTCATAAAGTACTGTCGTTGCATTAGTAGTAAATAGACTAGACGGGTTATCTGATATTTGTTTAGCAACATATCCACGAGATTCCATATCAGTAATACCCTCATTTACAAATACATGATTGTATCTAATAACTATAGTACCACCAATCTCCGGTGATACTTTTTCTAATGCACGATTATTTACCATTACAGCTAATTCTGGAGCTTTTTCTGAGTCTGATCTAGTATCTATACCACAGCCTAAATTTAAAACAATTAGTGTGATTAAGAGTAGAATAGCTTTCATGGTTATTTCCTCCTTTCATAAACTACTATAGTTGTATTATTAAGCCCTATAGTCCGTTTTTCTTCGACTTGTTTAACAACATAACCACGAGATTCCATATCGGCAATACAATCATTAAGGTATCTAGTGCTGTATTTGATAACCACTGTACCACCTATTTTAGTATCTCTTCCATCTAATTCGTGGTTATTTATTATCACAGCCTTATCATGAGGATTGTTATCTGTCATGATACTTACAGCACAACCAAAAATTAATGCAATTAAAAATACACCTAAAATTAAAGTTCTAGCTTTATACATAATCTTTCCTCCTTTCTTTTAAGCGAAAATGTATCCGGTAGAGAATATTCTCTACCGGACTTCATATAGATATTATATAAATGAATTAATTATTATTACGAATATTACCAATCAATTGTTTAGTAGCTTTCTTTAATAAACCAGAAGCATACTCAGTGTAGTATATAGCATTATAGTATTTAAGTTCTGGTTTGAATCTACTATATTGATATAATACAACAGGGTCAGTAACTAATTCTTTAACTAATAATTTTACATTGGTTGGAGACCAAGTTACTTTAGCTAATTTATTATCACCAGAAGGAATAATCTCTGGTAATTGAAGAGAAGGTGAGATAATGATATAACCAAACTTAATAGATTTGCCATCAGCTTCTAACATTTCTTCTACGAATAGTTCACCATTATCATCAACTAGGTAATAGTATTTACCTTTGTAGTCAATCATAACACTATTGTCTTCTCGGAATTGAATCTCGAAGCTATTCTCTTTGATATAGTTAGCAAAGTCATCTGGGATAGTATTGATTCTATCTTGGATACTGTCGAGAATGTCTGGTTCAATATCCATGATGTCGATGATACTAATACGTTTGAATGTATTATTGATAAGATCTTTAACTCTACCATCTCTTAGACGTGGAATATACCCACAACCTTCCCATAGTTTATCTTCAGATCTATCTTTCAATAATAGTCTTAAGTTTTCATGGACAATAGGGAATTCATTATTTAAACCGGAGATATAACGATTATATTCTGCTTTCCATTTACCCCAACCATTTGGGATTTCCATTTCGCTACAGATAGTATCAATTTCACTAGGTAACATATCTGGTAGGTTTTTAATAGGGCTGAATGGTATATTGAAAGTATAATAATTATCAGCTACTTCTTCTCTGATAGCGTCTTTATCATAGTTTACTTTATCTTCATCTGCTTTATAATCCATAGCTTCTAATACAGCTGTAGAATAACATATAGCATCTACAATATCGTCATGATGGTGGTCAGTAGTAGCATATTCTCTAAGCATCATCATAGCATTGATAGGATCGATGTCTTTGAGTTTAGTCTTAGGTTCCTTTTGATAGATAATAAGCTTTTGGGAATCTTCAACTAATAAGTCATGTTTAAGAGCTTTATATCGTTGAACGTTACCATGACCAAAGATAATTTTAGAGCGGTCATCGACCACTATTTGCATATCTACAGGTAATGCTCTATATGCATTCATATCAGTTTCTAGCTCTTCTAGAGTATCATAGTGAGGATATAACAATGGTAAATCATTATTCTCACTTCTCCAAGAAGATACGATTTGATAATCGATATCGTCTTTAGTTTGTTTGGAAGCTTTAGTAGGTGTTTTAGAATTTGCCATTAATTAAATCCTCCGTAATCTTAATACCAGTGATAGTGTTATAAAGTTTAGTAGAACGCATAGTTTTACTATTCATAGCATAATAACCATTAGCTGTTTCGAAGATATAAATATCATCGAGATCTGTAGCCATTCGTTTAGCTTCATTAGTAGTGACTTTTTCGCCTTTAGGTAATCCATCATGTAAAGCCATATATACTTTATTCATGATAGTATGCTTATCATTTTCAACTTCTTCTTTGATTGCTTCTAAATCAATTTCTTGGAAGTCTTCATCATAGAAGATTTGATCTTCCACTAAATATTTACGACCTGTTACAGTTTCGTAGATATAATCTT